GATAGCTGTTACTTCATACTCATTAAATTCATCAACTGGCACTGTAGCCGAAGTATCTGAAAAGAAAGAAATCATATCTCCTACATTAAATGCATTTCCTGCCTCATCTGCGTTATCAACCGTAATTGTAGTAGCGGCAGCCGATGCAGCACCGTTGGTTAACTGATTGTCCGTTGCAACCACTTGCTCGTATCCTGTTGCAGTAGAACAAATCTGAACACCGATTGAGTTGCCCCAAGTACCAGCAGTACGAGCAGCCCACTCACCGTGAGAACCCTGTCCTGTACTGAAAGACGCTTCATAATGGTCATCGTCACGAATGAGAATACCACTATTCGCACCAGCATTAAGCGTGGCAGATTCGCAACGAACTACTTTAAGATGGTCTGAATACTGCAAGAAATTTGCAGCTGCAAACCAATTTTCAAACTGATTACTAGTTGTCTTGGGTTTCCCAAAAATAGCAATCAATTCTTCTTCTGAACTGACCGATACTACAGAAGAAATTGGACCTTTTTCAAACGCACCAGCAATCGCACCAATCGTGGTTTGAACAGCAGGAATTACATTTGTAAGGTCAATCTCTCTGACATGTACGCCAGGTGAAACTAAAAAGCTCATATCGTTACTCCTTTATATTAAGAGTGTTTTTTGTATTTCATGAATATTTATAAAAAATCAATTTCTAAAAACACCCTTTTATAAGTGTTATAACATATAAATAATACCATGACAAACGCACATTATGAAAAATATAAAGATACCATAAAGAAGGTAGCTCGTAGGAATTATCGAAAAAGAATCGTTCTACTTAACGAATTTTTGTCAGATAAGTCATGTAATCACTGTGGAGAGAGTGAAACTATATGTCTCAAGTTCTATCCTCATGATGCAGAAATACGAAAATTAACAAAACGAGTTGGTACTAGCAATGAAAGTCGTAGAGAAATCTTTCATCTAGTAGGTAACTCAACAATATTATGTTCAAATTGTTGGATCAAAAGAGATAATGATTTAATTGAATTTATTTAGTTTTCTACCAGTTTGAACCATAATCTCGTACTACAGGGTTCCATCTAGTACCATATTCATCCACCACTTCACCAATATTTTCATCTTCTAGTCCTGTAACGACAAATCCAAATGGGGCCATATCCTGTTCTAGAGCGTCTTGTTGTTCTCTCATCATAGTTTGTCGTACATCCATATCAGTCAATTCTTTAAAATATGTCTGATCACTAGTCCATGCAAATAAGAACAAACATGCAACTAGATCATCTGTACATCCTTCATCAGCTTCAAAGGAATGGCCTTTAACAATAAATGTAGACAATTCACTGATAATATCTAAATCTTCTATTATTAATTTATTATCTTCAATCAACTGTTTAAGATTGGAACAACCAACCCTTTTTACTGCTTTAGTCGTTCTTACTCCTAATTGCGCTCGGCCGCCTGAGAACCCCCCTCCAAGGACTTGTCCCGCTCGCCCACGCATAGAAGCCATAATTAGGTTATCATACTCCAAGTCAAACTGCATAGTTGTTGCTACCTGTTCTCCAATATCATTTACTTCTATAAGTACAAATGCTTGGTTGTATGCTCGTGCAATATCATATATTTTAGAAGGAAACAATAGTGGTTTAATTTCATTATCTCTATATTTTGCAACAATTCTATAAGGCATTTCTGATACATCAAACACCAAAAATGCAGAATAATCGTTTGATGTTCCACGGGAAACATCAGCTGTCAATAGATAAGTATGATCTTTTTGTGGTTTTACATACAAATCCAAACCAGCATTAGACTGTATGGGATTTATATATGCCATTGTTCTTAACTTTTGTGGTGTAATTAATGTATCAATAGAACCAAGAAACTCACACTCAAACTCTGTATTGAATTGTGATGCTGAAGTATTCTTGATTGTTTCTTCTTTCCACTTCTCATCTCGGCCGGGTATTTCGCTCCAATGCACTTCAATAGGAATATATGAGTTTCTTTCGTTCTCTGCATCAGTCCACAATTTGTAGAACATATTCATACCGTGTGGGGTAGAAACAATCATCACCTTAGTTGTCTTACCAGAACTTATTGTAGGATAGACTGAAGAAAAGAACTGTTCTGCAACATTACTTGGTACATAAGCAAACTCATCCAGAAAAATAATATTATATGACCCACCACGAACAGCACTGGCAGAAGTGGAACTTGCAAGAATTTTAGACCCATTTTCAAGTTCTAGACTTCCTTTGTTCCATGTCATTACGCCCTGCTGTAACCACTTGGGTAAATTCTCGTATGCAAGTTGCAGTCTCCCCAATAAATCTCTTGCGGTGGCTGCCTTATTCGCAAGGATTGCTACGTTGACTGTGGGGTTGAATAAAACATAATGCAACAGATATGCGATGATAGTAGTAGATTTACCAGACTGTCTGGGAAGTTTGCAGATCGTAAACCGATTATTATGAAATGTCCCTACCATTTCCTTCTGGAAGTCATAGAGTTTAAAGGGAATAAGGCCTAGGTCTAAAGAAACAATTTTAATATATTCCTGTATAAAATACAGAGGATCATTCATACACTTAGTATATTCCTTGACCTCTTCCTGAGTCCACTCTTGAGCGACATTAGCTTTCTTTAGATTAGGATTTCCTAAGTAAGTCTGTTCCATTTTTAACCTTCTATTAAGAAATTACATGCTATACTTATTCTTATGTCATCTTTAGTTCCAGGCCCAACACCATGTTCTAACCAACTTGGAAATAATATTGCTTCCCCTGCATCAAATGGTCTTTTTCTAATCACATTAGCATATGGTTGTTTCAAATAGTGATGAGACTTATCCATATATTCTAATAATCTAGGGTCTTTAAAATAAAGATTTGCATCTTCTGTTGGTGTAACATAATAGACGCACGACCAACTTGATTCTTCATGGATATGCGGCAGAGTAGATTCACCTTTTCGACTTATGTTCGCCCAACTATTAATCATTCTAATAGAAGCCTGATCAACATAAATTTGACTTAATATCTCATTTGCACCAACAATAAGGGATTTTTTCAAATCAGGAAATTCAGAATCGAGTAGGTCTTTATTACTTTGCCATCCACCACCCTGTATCGTATCAAAACGAAAACCTAGACCTTGTTTCTCTCTTTCTAAGCATTTGTTTTTTATTTGTTCATTATCAATACTATTAACATCAAAAGTAAATGTGGTTGTTGGCCACAAAGGTTTACTTTTTACATTATCAATTACTTTCATCCTTTAATTCATCCTTTAACATAGTTTGAAGTTCTTTAGTAGAACCAACGAATAATGCATTTGTTACACTCTTAGGTGCATTACTCGGCACCTCTTTTAACTTACGCATCTTCTCTTGCAAATCACCTAGTTTTTCTGTTACCTCCGCCACCTGTTTGATAAGATTTCCAGCCACCTCGTATGTTCTGGGGTGTTCACTTTCTTTTGCGAGTTCCAGTATTCCATCAATCGCAGTTGAACCTTTCTCAACCAAATTATAAAAGTTTTCCCTTTGATATTCATAGTCTTTTTCTATATCATCTCCGCTTTCGGCTTGATAGGGTACAATCTCAGGATTATCAGGTATAATCTTAGGAACAATTTTATCTATAACACCAAGCTCTTTGTCAATTCTTAATCTAGAGTTCTTTTTCATCACGATTTATTATCATCTTCACCTGTTTCTGGATTAAAATTTTGAGCATCTTGGAAGAATGATGTGGTTTCACTAAATCCAAAATCGTCATCAGCATCAGCAGATGTTGGATTTGGCACAACCTTATACCTTTGCTCACGTTTCGGTGATTGGTCTGGCAAGTCTGTGTACTGATCAACTTGCACAGTCTTGATAACCTTGGCAGAAGTAACAGGGCCGTATAGATAAAATTTAGTGGTAAATGATAGCGTATATATTAATGCTCTACGAGTAGTAAAGTCACCATCATAACTATCCTCATATCCAATACTATTTAAGACAATAGGAACATCTCTAGAGATACCCATATCAGACATATCATTAATAGTCAATGCATAATCTGGTTGAAAGTATGGAAGTATCTGTTCTACTATTTGCAACGCATCATCAGATTGTTTAGCCATTATATACAATTCAAATTCAAGATTATAAGGAACAGGCATATATTGTGTGTCTAATTGTTTTGTGTTTGCTCCCTTTACCTTCTTAAATCGTTGAACCCTGCTCATTTTTCTAGCAGAATCATAAGATAGATTTTTAATTTCAAAACCAATTCTAGGGAGAGTAATTGCAACCTGTTTTGTCAAATCTGCATCTTCACGCAACCGTACAAGAAACTTCTCTCTCGGGCCATACGCAAGAGGAACCTTCATGGTTTGTGTTATTGTTCCAGAGTTGTCCTTACGAATAAGTTGAATATCATTAAACATCGTACCGAAAGCAATAACAATGTTTCGTATTGTTTCATGATAGAATTGTTGTCCTAACATTATGAACTACTCCCTACATCCCCAAATGGATTTGATTCACTAAAGT